GTTAATGGTCAGCGCTTCCTGCCACTGCCTATGTCTCACGCTGAATAGAACGTAGGCGTCTCTCACATTGTACTCAGTGGGGATAGGCGTCGGCAGTGTCATGCCTTAAGTGTAGGGGGGGTAACCCCATCACTCAAGTTCGATCTTCACCGGCAGCGAACCATTGGTTCAGCCAGTATTGAGCGAAGGCGACAAGCGAAGCTTTCGTACTGAAATGGGTGTGGCTACAGATCAGGGAATGGGTGCCATCTTTTCTGATCACTAAGATCAATGCCGCGTCGATACTGTCACTGTCGCCCAGCGCGGTTTCCAATACTCCCTTTGGAGTGTCCTTTTCTTTAATTACTTTCATTTTACACCCCCGAGAATCTTATCGACTTGATCTAAGGCTTCTTGCGCTTTAGGCGCGCTACATCCGCACCCTAGCGGACCGTCGCAATAGCCGTTGTGCTTAGCATGAGTACGCAACGCCTCCCGATACAACCGCATTGCCGCGATCAGCTTCAGCATGGTGTCGGGGTTCGCTGCGGCGATGAAGCTAGCATTCTTGTCATTTTCAGTGTCGCCGAATTTATATCCGCCAACGTTCGCGATTAGATAACCAGAAGCGTCGTATATAAGCTTTGTCGCTAGCCTAGAAAGTTCTTTGTTGAAATGCCAATTCCCTTGCGTAGCCGCACTAGCCTTCGCTTCGAGTTCGTCGAGGTTGATCATAGAGTAGTATCTTCTCCTAAAATGACGACATAATTCGACTCCGCTTCTGTATGAAATTCCCACGCAACCGCGCGTGCATCCGATTGTAAGATCGAAGAATCTTGCAGGTAGCGAATTGATACCCTTGCTTCTGGCGGCATTTTTTTGAGCGCTTTTATCAGTTCAGATACTTTCATTTCTTCTCTCCGATCAGGGCGCGGATTTCATCGGCCCATTCGAATTCTCTTCCGTCGTACAGTCGCTCCGCCGCCTCTTCGAGCCCCGCCTTGCGGCCTTCTCGGTAGAAGTGAACGAGATGCTCAGCGGTTTCTTTCCGAAGCTGCGGGATTGCGCTGCCGGGAATCTCCGTTCGAAAGAAGTGCTCTGACGCAATGCCGTCCGCCGTGGCTTCCGCTTCTGCGAGTAACTGTTTTTCGGTTCTCATTTTTCCTCCCAGTTCAGCGCACGACGCTCACACTCCATCTTTGTCTATCCCCGCAATCCCGCAAATGAGCGCCGTCAGAAGACACACGCTGATGCCGATGAAGCCGATAATCTCGCGGCTCGGGACGTTCGGCGCAATCGCCCACCCCACGAAGAACAGCATCATTGGGAGAAAGATCGCCATCACGGTTAAGGCCCATGGTTTGAGTTTCATATTTAGGTCTCCTGTTTATTTTTTCGCTCGCACGCGCTCTGGGAGTGCGGCTTGGTCTATAGGAATGGTGAAGTAGGATTGGTCTTCGTCTCGAAACATCCCTCTTACTTCATATTCTATTCCCGCTTTGCGTAGCGCGGTCTCAAGAATGCGCGTGGTGTTTTTTCGGTCGTCTAGTCTGTACCTCCAAATATCGAAGATCAAGTTAACTCGACCAACACTTCTTTCAAACCGGAGATGCTCTCCACCGGGGATCGCGGCGCGTATCTTTTTCTTGAAAAGCGTCACTCGATATTCATCAAACGATTCGTTGATCACTTCACCCTCCGAACTTCGACGAGGAAGAATGGGGACTCGTCATCGCTCAAATCTCGGTTACATTTTTTTAATGTAGCTTCCGCAAGTTCACGAGGCTCCGCTTCACCTTCGATTTGAATGTGGCCAACGCCCCGGCTCCAACCTATGCAGTACATTCCCGACTTCGGCGCTTCGTGCTTCGCGGCTTCGGCTTCGAATGCTTTCGCTAGCTTAAATGCATCGGATACCTTGATGGCGTACGTGCCTTGGATTCCGCTTAAAAACAACTCCCATGCCCGTTCGGTGCGGGTCATTGTTTCCAATATCCTTCCTCGTCGAGGACTTCCGGTTTCACAAAAACCCATTTCTGTTTTCTATAGCAGTCGGGCGTCAGCTTAGCTTTCTCTCGGTCGTATGGCGGGGATAAATCAACGGGTATCCCGAGGCGCTTAATGAGTTTCGCTCCCGAAAAAGACCAGCACTCTTTCGCCCCACCCAACCCGTGGTGATAATCCTCGTTGTAACAACCTGAACAATTCTCTCTAGTCATTCCGGCACTCATTTCACTTCCTTCGCGCCGTCGAGGCGCTTCTTTTTGTCGTAGCATTCGCGACAGTGACACTTCCAAGTCCTAGCTCTGGTGTCTCTCTGCAAGAACGCTTCACCCGCCTTAAACCATCGGCTACAGTAAAAACATTTCGCTGGATACTTGATGTGTATAGCCATTCATCGCCCTTCCCCGTGGGGAAATCTGTTCACCATGAAGCCTGATAAACGACGCTCCTGCTCACGCCTTTTTCTTTGTGATCTAACCACTCCAGCGCGCCCCTTAAAATTTTACGTGTCTCTTCTTTGTCTTCCGGTTGTGACACACCGAAGAAAAACCCGGTCGTTTTAGGCAGCTGACCTGCCTCGCTCGCGGCAAGAATTCTCTCGATCTCTTCCTTGTCGAGTTCGATCTCTTGGCATTCGTCCTCACCGTCCGCGAACGTCTGAACGATGAAACCGTGTAGGTCGGGATGCCCTCTCCAGTAACCGAGCCGAAGAATTTTTTCTTTCAGCTCAAAGCCATCCTCGCCCTGTTTACGGCGTTCTTCCTTGGGAGACGCCCAATCGGTCCAGTAAAATTTCCTTCCGCTTAAATTCATGTCGAGACCCATTATTCACTCCTTGTTTATGCCTGATACTGGTATTTTTCGGTGCGGGCCGGGCTTGATACCGGCCGGAAGATTATCAGGGCATTAGCCCTTCCAAGCGCATCCTCGCGGAGCCCTTCGCGCCGCCGCACCGTCCGCTTTCGCGGAGACCTATTCGAAGTCTTTCGGATCGAGCGGATATTGCTGCACGATCGCAGAATTTGCCGCCATCATCACGAAGCTGAGTTGAGTCAGAGCCGTCGCCTTCTCTTTCGAAACCGGACACGTTGCCTCGATCAACATAGCAAGTTCACGCACCTTCTTTCGAATCGTGGTCATCTTCGTCACACCTTCAGCGTCTGGCTTGTGAAACCCGAACCGGCTATTGATCTCTGCCTCTTCCTTAGTCCACGGTCTTCCGTTCTCTATGGTTTCCATGTTTTTCCTCTCTCTGTTTTTTTGGGAAGAGGTCCACGCCACTTCGGGATTTCGCCTCTTCCCTGCCACGACACACGCGGCGTTGCTCCGCTTTCGCGGAAACTTATTCTTTAAATATCGTAACTATAAATCCCACAACAGACCACGCGACTAGCGCCGCTCCAAACAACCCAATTCCGAAATAAAAACCGTCTGCGACCATCGTCTATACCCTCACTTAATCAAACTCGAGATAATCAAAGCTAGAAACACTATGGCCCAAAAAATTCCAAGAACCATTGTCGACCCCGCGATGACATAAACTAAAGCATTTTCCATTTGTGTGTCCGCCAATTATACTTCGCCATCATTCGCCTCGTTTTTATCCGGGCTTAAAAATGCAAGAGAGAGAAAGAAAGAAGATTCCCAAGCCCATATTCATGATTGCAACGACCATGCAAACGCCGGCTAAATTCAGAAAAATCAAGTTCATATCCCTCACTTTTTTGACTTTTTTTAATTGCTTCATTCGCACCGCTTCACAAGAGAGGTCACCCGACTCAGTTCATCACTACACTCAGTGAGAGACTTCGAAAGTTTTTCCTGAACCACCAGCGCTTCCTTCGTTGCCGAATCCCGTCCCGAGAAAAGCCCGACCGTGCAAGCGAGCGCGATCATTCCCATCATCACTAAACCATCTCGAATCAATTCGTAGTGCCGTTCATTCTCACTCATGGTGTCCCCCAAAGCTTTTTATAATCACTGCGTCCGAAACAAACGTGACAGGTCACCATACAACTACGACCCTCACTGTCGATTGAATTAATATCACCCGCACCCATACACTCATCGCAGTCATTCGATCGGTTATGGTTCACGTCCCATTCTCGAATCGCGTCGATTATGCCGAGTACATTTTGTGGATAGACCTTATTCACGTTCAGGCACCCCAGTGGAAGGAAGGTCCAACTCTTGGAAGAACCCATCAGGAGGGCTAGACCAAGACGCGTTCACGATGTCCGAGCAGAGTTCCTGATAGTTGGGTTCGGTGAGTTCATCGAGATTCTTCACCTTATATTTTTCCTTCAACCAGTCACCGATGAATGCGGGTGTCAAAGCGTGCTGCTTCATGAGCGTCACGATGTGTTGTCGTCTCGCAGTCAGGGCAGGATCTGGAACCGGAAGTTTCACAACGGTCTTGCCCATAGCGATCTCCGGAGGAACTGCAGCTGGTGTCTTTGGGTCTTGGCCGGGTTCTTGTGTATTATGATTCACGGGTTCGGAATCTACATCGATGGCATCACTGCCGAGTTCCTCAGGCGTATAGGACGTTCCCATTAGGGCATCAGGGAAAATCATTCGAGCCATCGCCGAGATACATCGGGCACGAAGCATAGCAGCGGGGTATTGTTTCCAAACCCCCTTGCCGACTAGATCCGCACGCTTCGCGTCATCGAGAGTAAAGGTGATAGTCGAAGCCCGTTCCTTAGGGCCGCGCCTTGCTTCGATCACACACTTCTCATTCGAGGTTTCGATGAAACTAATTTGAGCATGAGGGATACGTTGCCGGATCAATGCCATCATCCCTTCAGCTGAGATGGCTGGCTTGCCCTGTATGACCGTGATGGATGAGAACGCCTGCATAGGGGGTAAACCTAGCTCGCGACCTTTTAAAAGGATCACCACGGCCTGCTCAGGGGTCTTGATCGATACAGGGAGGAACCCTGACTTCACCAGTGTGGAACCCAGTTCCCGCATGAGGGCCATATCTTGTGGAGTGGGAAACCACCCTTGCCCGACCGGATGAGTCGGAACGGATGGAACTAATGGTGCGCCTAAAGTCTTTGATTCGGTCATAGCCTACCCCTTTGAAAGATAACCCCCAGGTGCAATGCGGGTAGGCGAGGACACCTGGGGGCCGATCATGGATGCGTAAAATCAACACCCTTGATGCTATAAATCTTTGAAACCGCCTACCCCGTGGCACGTCACTACGACGACAAATAGGGTTCTGCTAGAGAAAAAAACTAGATTGAATTTGTTTTAATTGGATCGCCGCAACAAGTGAAAATAGATCGGGCCCGAGAAATCTGTTTCCAAACTTCATCGAGCCCGTATACCCTTTAGGTGCGAACCATAAAAGAGATGGATAGATCCTAACCGACTTTCCATCCCTTTTAAAATAAATTCGCCAATGAGTGTTGCGCCTTCCGCATTGTAAAACCCAGGTGCATAAGATTCTTGAACCTTGTCATGGGGTTTGAGCAGAGAATGTCGCCACATTGCCAAGCGATTCCTTGAAGGATTGGGCGAGGAAGCCCTCCTGGGAATAGTGGTCTGTTCGTTCACGGCAAGGATGCCAAGAATGGCGAGCAAGGGATAATTGGCCAAGCGGATGTGGTGAGGTTCTCAGGAGTACAATAAGAGAGTTTCAAAGCAAGTGGGAATTGGTTGATCGGAACTAACACCGCCGAATCTTTGATCGGCCTAAGCTACTGAGTCTTCCACTCGTTGGAAGCCTGAGACGCTAGGCTGATACGCTGCAAGCTTTGAACGAAGAGTTAAATACCCCAGACAGCCATTAAGGCCTAGGTAGGGGATATGGTGTTCTTTTGTCTTGAGACAACATCTATAGCCTGTTCCATGTGGAACGAAAGTTAGCTAAAGGCCCGTTAGCTGGGAGAGTTGAACACCCTTCGAGTTGTAAAAAAAAGAGACTTAGAAAAGAGAAGTGAATGTTTCAAAGAAAACCATTTGATTTAGACGTAACAGATAACCGAGACGTGTTCATTTCTCACGTTTTATGGAGCCATGAAATGGATCGAGGACACGTAGTAGCAGCGGCGGAGTGTTTTTATTTGGCACGACTTATTGATGAAAAAGATCTCGAGAGCATCAGGAATTGGTTGATTAACTTTGAAGAAAGCTACGAGAAAAAAGATCAACAGGATCTGCGTACAGACGCGACCGATTCTGATAGCTGAGACTAGTTAAGTTTTATGACGGGAAATTAAAATGCCATCACCGAGCTGCTACGGGAAATGCATCCAGTGCAAAAAGAACAAGTCGCAACACAAGACCGGCATCTGCACCGAATGCCGAACCCGGACCTGTGACATGTGCCATCGAAAGATCCTGCCTCAGACGCAGAGGGAACCCTTTCGTTGCACCTACTGTCGCGTTGCGCCACATCAGGCGGCTGAACAGATTCGACTCGCCCAAGTGGGCCGGATGCAAGTCTCACAAAAAAATCCCCAATTGGCCGCTTGTGAAAATCAGGAACTTGAACCGGTGCTACCACCTGAAGTGTCGGGTTTGTAGGCGGCCGCTTAGGAGTCGCAGGTCACGAAGCATAGGCGTGGGCCCTCGGTGCGGGCTACGCATTCCAGAGCGCGTGAAGGCGGATCGACTCGAGCGGTTGGGGCAGCTACGGTTGTTTTAATCTTGATGTGTTTCGGATCGGGGGGGATGGTTAGGTAACAATGAGCGACCGAGTTCCTGATTTTTTTTGGAATGAAAAACACCGGGATTATTTTGCATTTATTCCTGGTTTTAAAAATGAGGCAATCTCTCAAAGCGGGAAAGTTATAGCAATCAATCATCGCTTTCGAAGTATGTGTGACCGGGTGAAAAAATGGCGACTAGGCGGATACAAACGGCGGTATGCAAGAGTAGGTTTGGGTCCCGGGAAAAATGGTGTTGATGCTTATATCCACAGGCTGGTTTTACTGGCTTGGGTTGGTTCGCCACCTAGTGAATTCCATCAAGCCGAACACATCGACGGCAACCCCCTTAATAACAACATTTCAAATTTAAAGTGGGCAACACCGAAAGAAAATTCTCTTCGAAAAAAAGAGCACGGGACAAGTGGTGCAGGTGAATTGAACGCCATGGCAAAAATTTCAGATGCCGATGCTGAGTTTATAATTAAGAACTACGCGTCAATGACGGTAAAAAGCCTACGTGAAAAATACAAAATCAAATCTATTGTGCGAATTGCGACGGGCAGGTATCGCCATCAGGCGGAGTTTGTAGAGCATTATAAGAAAAACAAAGTTAAAGCGCAGGAAAATATAAGAAATGCATCCTTCGAGACGAACAAACTTAGAAGTGAAGTGGCTTCCATTAGAAAAAATAATTCCATACGCTAGAAATGCAAAAGCGCACCCGCCAGAACAAATTCGTAAAGTAGCCTCTTCGATCGCATCGTTTGGATGGCGCGTCCCAATTCTCTTAGATTCAAACAATGTGATCGTGAGTGGGCACTGTCGTTATGAGGCGTCAAAATCTTTAGGTCATAAAGAAGTTCCCACGTTAACCGTCGACGATCTTGATGAACGTCAAATAGCTGCATTTAGAATAGCGGACAATAAAGTATCAGAATCCGTATGGGACACCGATATGCTCAAGTTTGAACTGGGTTCCTTGGATCTTCAGGGCTTCGATCTCAGTCTCACGGGGTTTGATCTAGGCGAGCTAGATGAGTTCATGCCTAAAGACCCTGGTGATGGCAGTGTTGGGTCAAATGGCGAAGACGAGGATAGCATCCCAGGTGACGTGAAGGACCTGATCGGGGGGGTTAACCGGGGCGACATCTGGATCTTGGGGAAGCATCGTCTCATGTGTGGTGACTCTTCATCGATTGAAGATGTGAAAAAGCTGGTTAGTGATCAGCTGATGGACATGCTTTGGACCGATCCGCCCTATGGGGTTTCGTACGTCGAAAAGAACAAGATGCTGAACAGTCTCAAGTCTCCCAAGGGAGGGCTTGAGACTGTTATTGAGAATGACAACGTATCCGTTGAAGACCTTAAGGTGATCCTGTTGGCCGCGTTTAAAAATGCGGACGCTGTCCTTGCCGACAAGTCTTGCTACTACGTCTCTAGCCCGCAAGGTGGAGAACTAGGGATGATGATGATGATGATGATGATGATGCAAGAGGCGAACCTTTATGTGCGCCACATGATGATCTGGGTGAAAAATAACCCGGTATTTTCCATGGGTCGACTGGACTACGATTATCAGCACGAACCGATTCTTTTCGGGTGGTCGAAAAATAGAACACATCACAAGTCTACCCAAGAGGGGCAGTGGAAGTCGTCCGTCTGGCAGTTGAACCGCGAGAATAATACCGTTCATCCTACGATGAAGCCTATCGCTCTGATCGAGAATTCTATCCTGAACTCATGCCCGAAAAACGGTCATGTCCTGGACCTGTTCTGTGGCAGCGGATCAACTCTCATCGCTTGTGAGAAGACTGGCAGGCATGGCTACGGGATGGAGATCTATCCGCACTATTGTGGAGTCATCCTCAGGCGCTGGGCTGAATACACTGGCAATGATCCGGTGCGAGAATCAGACGGCGCGCTGTGGAGTGATGTCATGAAGATGGCCACCACCTAGACTAGCTTTTCGGTTGGCTTTTCATCACGATGAATTCAGCCATCGTCCCAAAGAGGTCATGTTTCTGGCCTAGTTTAAAAAGCGCTTCGCTGAGACAGGTAAAGATTAGGTGAGCCGGTGGGTCCGCCTTGCCGTGCTCAATCCGAGAGAGGAAGCTCTGCGTGATGTGGTTCGCCCGAGCGAACTGATCTTGGGTCAGTTCCATATCTTTTCTGACTGCCTTAATGAAGGCACCGACCAGGTTGTTGTCGATCATAGAAAAGCCAGCTCCTCGTTCAGTGCTACGACTCTCGAGCCATCATCGAACATCACGGTGTAGAGAACGACAAGCGCCATCTCCTCCAGGTTCTGTGGGTTAACCTGCTGATGAGGGATAAGGTCCACCATCTCTAAATCGAAGATCACCGAATTAATCGAGACGACGCTCCCGACGTGACCGATATTATGAACCGTGACTTCCCGATGAGGAAGCGCATTAAGAACGATCTTTTCCGCACCATCTGAACAACCTATGATTCGAACTTTCATATCGTTTACCTCGTAAAACCATCATATCATTATACCGTATAGAATAAAGGGAATAATAGAGATGCTGTGTCATCGCCTACTTATCCTCGCCATATCGCATACGGTGAGAGTTTACCGTTGCCCCCCCCGGAATTCAGTGAAACCCTTGACACATGAAATTCACCGTCGGGAACCTGTCTAAGCTGTACGAATGGGATCGGAAAAAAATCGAGTTCGCCCTACAGGGCTTGAACCGAATTATTCTACTCCCTCAGTTTAGAGATGAATTAATGAAAGCTAAACTCACCGAGACCAAGATCGATGGTGTCGGCGCTGCTCTCGACAACCTGCAAGTCTATCAGCGGATCATGTCGGCTGACCAACTTCACCCGCTCGACAAGCTAAGCGAGTTCGATATCGACGTGGTGCTCTATCGAAAGTCATTTTCAAAGGTAGTGGGTTACACCTTCACGAACTCCCTCACCGTGTGGATGAACCGAAAGTTTTTCGGATCACCGATGGGCATCGCCTCAAACTTGTTTCACGAAGCGACCCACCAGCTAGGCTTCCTTCACAACGGATCGTGGTCGACAGCCGTGCCCTATGTGATCAATCGCATCACTGAAAAACTCTGGGATGAGTACTGTGTGGACATCGATCTCGCCTACGAAAAATGGTGGTATTCTTAATCCATGCCGACCACGAACCGCAGACGTAGCGGTGTCCTTGCTAAGCAAAATGGTTCTAGCTTTGAGAATATGTTCAAGACCCGTTGCACCTATCTCAAGGTCGCATGCACCCGCATCCCAGATAGCTGTAGGCGAGTGGGTTCGGGGCCTCGAGACCTTCAACAGGTAAAAAGCCCATTCGATTTTATCATCTCGTTTCAAGGTCGGGCAGCCATCATTGATACCAAGACCACAGCCGAGGCCTCTTTTAAAAGAGTACTCATCACAGAACACCAAGTTGAAGAACTCGTTCAGCACGAAAAACAAGGCGTGAGTTCTGGGTATGTCATTCACCTGAGAAAGGTCAGTCGTGTGGTCTTCATCTCAGCCGCTACTCTCATCAAAGCTACCAAAAACCCAGAGAGCCTCACCCTCGACGACGATGGTGTGATCGATCTCGGTAGTCTTTTTGACTTCGATGTCCGCAAGATTTTTCTTGAAACCCAGATCGTGCCTACCTCACGATCCAATACCTAACCAACCAGGAGACAAGATGGCTAAGACCAATAAGAAGCTTTCGCTCGACACGACTGAAACCGGTGAGACACCGACCGAACAACCCACCGAAGGGTTCTCTCGACAGAAAATTGGAACCCAGGTCGTTCAACATGACCTGTTCAAACTCCTCCCCGCCAAGATGGTGAAGGACGTTTCCTATAACCCAGACGCGCCGATCCTGGTTCACCTCGATCACTGCCACATTTACCACACGGTCGATTCGAACGGTAAAGCCATGACCGAATCAAGCCCAGTCGGAAACCATCACCACAAGGTGATCGTCGATGAAGTCGAGGGGAAGCTGAAGGTCTACGTCTCTGAGGCCATGCGGTATGTGAAGCGCGGCAAAAAGGTTTTTGAAAGCCCCCTCGCGAACGACCATCACACCCATGAAGTTCAATACCTAGGCTCTCATGAAGTGAAGGCGCGAGAACTCAATACCGAGTTTGTGAAGCTTCAGTCTCAGATGGCAGCTACCGTCCCCGGCCCAGTGGAAGGTATCTTGGGCTAATGAACGAACTCGAGTTCTGTAGACACATCTATGCGCAACGGATCAAGGCACGGCAGGATATCCCTGCCGACCTCCGAACCGCTCTCAGAACCCATGAGCGGGTTCCGGTGTTCATCGATCGCCTCGCCGCTGAGTTCAGAAAAGTGACCAACGTAAAACGTGATACGATTGAAAAGGCAGCGATCGAGATGACCGATCTGTTTATTAGTTGTGTCATAAAGCGGCGCGATGAAGACATGCTTTCATTCGCCGCGAAGGCAACGATCCTAGAACAGAAAAACAAGGCCGACGCTTTCAAGCGCGAAGCCGATGCACTGGAAAAGAAGGGGGCAGACTATGTCACTTCCGAAAAAGGTCTCGAAAAAATCCACACCACCACCGACTACGACGGTGAAGCGTAGCCGAGGACAACCCACGAAGTACAAGCCCGAGTACTGTGAACTCCTCATTGAGGCTGCTAAACGTGGGGATTCGTTTCTCGAGTTCGCATCTTCGATCGATGTTCACGATGACACGCTGCTAGAGTGGTGTTCGAAATACCCAGATTTTTCCGTCGCATATAAAAGGGCGAAGAAACTTTGTGAGCAGTACTTTGTCCGTCTAGGCCGTGCTGGCATGCTTGGACAGAAATCAGAACGCATGCCGAACTTCAATCCAACGATGTGGATCTTCTGGATGAAGGCACGGTTCCGTTGGAAGGATGACCCTGAACCTGAGATCGATGAAACCGACCTCGAGTTCATCTCATGAGTGTCTCGAAACGATGCGTCAAGTGTTTCAAAAAGGGCGCTAGTTTTTGGAATGATCTTCAGGCGTGGCTCTGTCGCGACTGTAAAGAGAATCCGACTCGAGAAAAGGCCAATCCCAAAAAGAAGAAGTGATGCGAAAGTATCGTGTTCGCTATTTAAAAAACCCGCATCAGGCGGAGTTCGCGGCCGATATCGTATCCAAGTTCCTACACCTCTCGACCGGGTTCGGGGGGGGCAAGTCTTATAGCCTGGTCATGAAGGCCTTTCAGCTGAGTATGCTGAACCGAAACCTCCCAGGCGGCTTGGTTGTCCCGTCGCTACCCGAGTTCAAAAAGGATCTGCTCCCTCTCTTTGAAGACGTCCTCCTCGAGAACAACATCCCTTATAAGTATCACCGCACCGAGATGTGGTTCCTGTTCCCGTGGAGTCGCGGGAAACTCTACGTTGCTACCGCCGAGAAAAAGATTCGAGGACCGAACTGGGCCTATTGCCTGATCAACGAGGTCACCCTCATCTCACATACACGGTTCAAGGAGGCCATAGGACGCGTTCGAATCAAGAAAGCACCTTGCCCACAGATCGCTACATCGGGAACGCCTGAGGGCACTGACCACTGGCTGTATGAGGTCTTCATCGAGAGCCCAATGCCTCGCAGTCGCATCATCTATGGGGACACCCGAGACAACATCGCGAACCTAGGTGACGACTACATCCAGACGCTGGAAGCCTCCTACGATCCGATCATGTTAGATGCCTACCTTCGCGGCCTCTTCGTGAACATGAAGGGGAATCGATTCTACTACGCCTATGACCCGAAGCGAAACGACGATACCAAGATCGAGCGCATCGATGGCTATGAGGTCGCAGTCTCGATCGACTACAACGTATCACCCATGGTCGCGACCCTTTGGCATGTTCTCCTAGTCAGGAACTCTCTCGGCAAGGTCGAGCTACACCCGAACGGGACACCGATGAAAAAGGCCGTGGCCTTTGATCAGATCGTGATCGAAGACGGTGCCGAGACCGCGAAGATGTCTCAGGCCCTTTACTCCTATGGCCTACACCCCGACACCACCGTCATCTATCCCGATCCAGCTGGCAGGGCACGAAGCACACAAGGCCCCCCCGATAATGAGATCCTGAAACAACATGGGTGGCACCGCATCAAGGTCAGGACCGCTGCCCCTCAATTCAGAAAGCGTCAACTCGCGGTGTGTAACATGCTCT